GCGACAGAAAAGACTGTGTTGCTGTTGTGTCTCCTCATAGAGCAAACGTTGTTGATGTAACAAACACAACAACTCAGACAAATAACGTTATTAGGTTCTTCAGCGCAGTTAATTCTTCTTCATACGGAATCTTTGATAGTGGATACAAATACACTTATGATAGATTCAACAATGAATTTAGATATATTCCATGTAACGCTGACGTTGCTGGATTGATGACAAGAACTAACTTGACATCTTTCCCATGGTTCTCACCTGCTGGTCAGCAAAGAGGTGTTCTGAACAATGCAATTAAACTTGCATACAATCCATCCAAGACTCAAAGAGATCTTCTCTATGAAAACAGAATTAACTCTATTGTTAATCAACCTGGAAGTGGATCTCTCCTCTTTGGCGATAAGACAGCATTAAGTTATCCTTCAGCGTTTGATAGAATTAACGTTCGCAGATTGTTCTTGACCGTTGAGCAAGCACTGCAAAGATCAGCAGAGGCTCAACTCTTTGAACTCAATGATCAAACTACAAGAGCAAACTTCGTAAATATCGTTGAACCATATCTCCGCGATATTCAAGCGAAGCGTGGAATCTTTGACTTCTTAATTATTTGCGATGAAACAAATAATACTCCTGACGTAGTTGATAATAATGAATTCAGGGCTGATATTTTCCTGAAACCAACCAAGTCTATTAACTACATTACCCTTACATTTGTTGCCACCAGAACGGGTGTAAGTTTTGAAGAAGTAGCTGGTAGAGTTTAATTTAGATTAAAAAAACAAGGAGGAACTTAAAATGTCTACTCTCAGAACGATCACTGATTTTAAATCAAAACTAGTCGGAGGTGGCGCAAGACCTAATTTATTTGAAGTTGAGATCCCATCATTCCCAGTGGCAGCAGGAAACAATGTTTGGAGAACTGGTGTTAACCAGGAATCCGATACTTTCAAATTCCTGTGTAAGGCTGCTAACCTCCCAGCATCGAACGTAACTCCAATCGAAGTCCCATTCAGAGGAAGAGTTCTTAAAGTTGCTGGAGACAGAACCTTCGACGTTTGGAGTGTTACAGTCATCAATGATGAAAACTTCTTACTGAGAAATGCTTTCGAAACATGGATGCAAGGAATTAGTAAGAACAGTAACAACACTGGCGCTACCAACCCAGCATCATACATGACTTATGCGCTTGTCCATCAACTTGGAAGAGGTGCTGACAGAGGAGCACAATCAACAACTAATTCCCCCGCAACGGGAGGAACCAACGTAACTCCACTGAAAACATATACATTTTATGATATCTTCCCAACAACGATTTCTGAAATCGCGCTTTCTTATGAAAATACTGATGCTATTGAGGAATTCACTGTTGATTTCCAAGTTCAATATTGGGAACCAGGCGCATACACCAAAGATCGCGCATAATTATATTCAATAAATACTAGAAAGGTAATTTCTAGTCTATAAATTATGTCCAAGTTATTTGGGTTCTCAATTGAGGACACTGAACCATTATCACCCACTACGGTTTCCCCCGTTCCTCCTAACAACGAGGACGGGGTTGACCATTATTTGAGTAGTGGGTTTTTTGGGTCATATGTTGATATTGAAGGTGTCTTTAGAACAGAATTTGATCTTATTAAAAGATATCGTGAGATGTCTTTGCATCCAGAGTGCGATAGTGCAATCGAAGACATTGTAAATGAAGCGATTGTTTCCGATACTAATGACAGTCCAGTAGAAATTGAATTGTCAAATTTAAACGCTAGTGATGGAATCAAGAAGAAAATAAGACAAGAATTCAAAACTATTTTGGAATTAATGGACTTTGATAGAAAGTCCCATGAAATCTATAGAAATTGGTATATTGATGGAAGACTCTATTACCACAAAGTAATCGACTTTAAAAATCCACAAGAAGGAATTAAAGAACTGAGATATATTGACGCAATGAAGATGCGTTTTGTTAGAACAACCAAAAAGAAAAAAGATAACAACCAAAGAATACGAGTTATCAACACAAATGATAACCCAATGGATTATGAATTCCCAGAAATAGAAGAATATTTCATCTATAATCCAAAAACTTCATATCCAACCACCAACCCATCTTCAATGGGTGGTCATGGTGGAATTAGAATGACCAGAGATTCAATCGCATATTGCACTTCTGGTCTGGTTGATAGAAATAAAGGAGCAACACTTTCATACTTACATAAAGCGATTAAGTCTCTGAATCAATTGAGAATGATCGAAGACTCTCTGGTTATCTACCGTTTGAGTAGAGCACCTGAGCGTAGAATTTTTTACATCGACGTTGGTAATCTCCCCAAAGTAAAAGCAGAACAATATCTTCGTGATGTTATGATGCGTTATCGTAACAAGTTAGTTTATAACGCAGATACTGGAGAAATTCGTGATGATAAAAAATACATGAGTATGCTCGAAGATTTTTGGCTTCCTCGTCGTGAAGGTGGTAGAGGTACAGAAATTTCTACACTTCCTGGCGGTCAAAACCTTGGAGAAATCACTGACATTGAGTATTTCAAAAAGAAATTATATCGTTCTTTGAATGTTCCACCATCAAGAATGGATGGAGAAGGTGGTTTTAATCTTGGACGTTCATCTGAAATTTTAAGAGATGAAGTCAAGTTCAGCAAATTTGTTTCGCGTCTGAGAAAAAGATTTTCATATCTTTTCAGCGATATGCTCAAGACTCAATTAATTCTGAAAAACATTTGCACACCAGAAGATTGGGAGGTTATGAGTGAGCACATTCAATATGACTTCCTCTATGATAATCACTTCTCCGAATTAAAAGATGCAGAACTTTTGAATGAAAGACTGACCATGGTTCAAGCAGCAGAACCATATGTTGGCAAATATTTCTCACAAGATTATTTGAGAAGAAAAGTATTACGTCAAACTGATCAAGAGATCATTGAACAAGATGAATTAATTGCAAAAGAAATTAAAGAAGGAATTATTCCAGATCCAAGTATTCCTGTAGATCCCAATACAGGTCTTCCTCTAGATCAAACTGCACAAATGGACTTAGGTAAACCAGTAATGGAACCAGAAGTTAATGCCCAAGCAACAGAAGCAAATGCTAGTGCTGTTGAAATGGATGCAAACATTGTAAAACCACCGAAAGGTGGAGTCATATAAATACTCCTGACCTGACATTATTAACAAAAAATGGATGATTTAATGGATATGATTGCTTCTGATGAGTCGCCTTCACAAATTAGCGATAAAATCAAAGATATTCTATTTGCAAAATCTGCAGAAAGAATTGATGGATTCAAACCAATGGCTGCAAATGCTTTATTTGGTGAAAATGAAGCGGAAGAGGAAGTAGAATATTCTGACGAAGACGAAGAATAATTATAATTAATAAATAACTAGTAAATGAATTAATAATAACAAAATGGCACATAGACCGGTTGGGGTCGGAACCTCAGTTGCAATTACAGCAGGAACAGCAACAACAACTTTATCGTTTGGAGTTCAATCCAATTCGATCAGAGTAGTTACCACCAGTAACGCATATGTTGCTGTTGGCGCAACTCCTTCTGCAACAAGACTAGATTACTATGTGCCATCAAATACTCCAGTTACACTGGCTTTATCAAAAGCCTCTGATAGGGTAACAAATGTTATTACTGGTGCAACAACAAGAATTGATGTTCCAGAGGGAAATCATTCTTCCTTTACTGCCGGAGATTACGTCTCTCTGACAACCAGTGGGGTATCAACAAACCAATCATACTATGATTTTGAAGACAGAGAAGTCCTTTCTGTTGATACCTCTGCTAATGTTGATGGTTCTTTCTCAAGAAGAATTACAGTAAATCATAGCACTTCTGGTATTTTAACAGCATTTGCTTCTCCGCACTCAACTCTGAGACTATCAAACAAAGTTTCAGTCTTTGGTTTAGATGCAGGAACATTATATGCACAACAAGTTCAAGTTAGCGGAGTAGCCTAATGAAACTTATTAGAGAAGAAATCGAAACCGTAGAATTTATCGTTGAAAACAAGAACGGTAAAAAATCACTCTATATTGAGGGAGTTTTCCTTCAGGGTGATATCTGCAACAGAAATGGTCGCATGTATCAGATGGATACCCTCCGTCGTGAAGTTGCTCGTTATAACGAAAACCATGTTATGGCAGGTAGAGCACTTGGCGAACTTGGTCACCCTGATGGTCCTACTGTTAATCTTGATAGAGTTTCCCACAAAATCGTTTCTCTGAAAGAGAGCGGTTCAAACTTTATTGGAAAAGCAAAGATTCTCAATACTCCAATGGGAAAAATTGCATCTTCTTTGATTGAAGAAGGTGTAAAACTTGGAGTTTCTTCAAGAGGAATTGGTTCTCTCAAAATGACAAGAGAGGGAATTAATGTTGTCGGTGACGATTTTATGTTAGCGACTGCTGCTGATATCGTTGCTGATCCTTCCGCTCCTGATGCATTCGTTGAAGGAATTATGGAAGGTAAAGAATGGGTATGGGATGGTGGTATTCTTCGTGAAAAGTTTGCTGCTAAAACATACAGACAGATCAACACTTTAGTTGATCAAAAACAACTAAATGAAAAGAAACTGGACTTATTTAATCAGTTTCTCTCAAATTTATAATTTAATAAATAAATATAGATTATACAAAGGTTAATCGGAGAGTTCAAATGTCTCGTGGTACAAAATTACAAGAAATGGAAGTAGGCACTAAGCAATCCAAAACTGCTGTTAATGCAGGTGCAAAACCAGCAGAAGCAATGGATACTTCAGTAGCTGGATCATACGAAGATCTCGGTGGTCCTACTCCAGAAAATTATAGATCGGATGATGATTCAGCAAAGCTGAAGACCCCTGGAGCAACCCTTAAGCAAGTTAAGGACGTTGTTAATAAGGGTGCTAAGCCTGCAGAAGCAGCAAAAGGAATGAAAGAAGAAGAAGAACTCGACACAGAAGAGATGATCGAAGAAGAGCAAATCGAAGAAACCGTAGAAGAAGAGCAGCAAGAAGTTGTTGCTGAGTATGACATCGAAGAGGATGTCAATGCTCTTCTCGGTGGTGAAGAACTCTCCGAAGAATTCAAAGAAAAGGCAAAGACCATCTTTGAAGCAGCAATCAATGCTAAGATTGCTCAAATTACCGAGGAAATCGAAGCAGCATATGCAGAAAAACTCGAAGAAGCAGTTGCTGAAGAGAAAGAAGCACTTGCTGAGCGTGTAGATTCCTACCTCGAATACGTTGCTGATGAGTGGTTCGCTGAGAACGCTCTCGCAATCGAGCATGGTTTACAAACCGAAATGACTGAGAGCTTCCTCTCAGGCATGAAGGAACTTTTTGAAGCACATTATGTATCAATCCCTGAAGATAAATATGATGTTCTTGAGAGCATGGTAGAAAAACTTGATGACATGGAAGAAAAACTCAACGAGCAGATTGAGAAAAATATTTCCCTTAACAAGCGTCTCGCAGAGTCGGTTGCTGATGGAATCTTAGATCAGGTCTCTGAAGGTCTTGCACAGACTCAGAAAGAGAAGCTCGCTTCACTTGCCGAAAGTGTTGAGTTTGAAAGTGAAGAAGAATATCGTGAAAAGCTGGAGACTTTGAAGGAGGCTTATTTCTCATCAAAGGCAGTATCTCCATCCGCTAAGTCTGAAACCCTCTCCGAAGGTGTTGATGCTTCACCAGAGTCGTATTCGAACTCAATGAGCGCATACCTCAGAACTCTGGGTTCTTTTAGCAAATAATTGAATTTAATATAATTCAAACAAACAAACAATCACTTTATAGGTAACAGCAATGTTTCAATCCGAAAGATTGCAGGAAAAGTGGGCACCTCTCCTCAACTATGAGGGACTTGATCCAATCAAAGATCCCCATCGTAGAGCGGTAACCGCCGTCCTGCTGGAAAACCAAGAAAAATTCCTCCGCGAAGAGCAAGCATTCTCCCACAGTGGAATGCTCATGGAAACCCCAACCAACAGTGGTAACGCTGCTGGTGCTTCAGGTGGTTTCTCTGGATCTGCTACTGAGACTGGTCCTGTCGCAGGTTTCGACCCTGTTCTGATCTCCCTGATCAGACGCTCCATGCCTAACCTGGTCGCTTATGACCTGGCTGGCGTTCAACCAATGAACGGTCCTACTGGACTCATCTTCGCAATGCGCTCCCGTTATAAGAACCAGGGCGGCACCGAAGCTTTCTACAACGAAGCAGATACCGCATTCTCTGGTCAGAACGAAGGATTTGACCTGACTGCTGGATTCACCGCAGTTAATGCTGGTATGGGTACTACTGCCCAGTCTGGCACCAACCCATCTGTTCTCAACCCTGTTGGCACCGCATCATCCGTAGGATATGTTGTTGGTCAGGGCATGGTAACTGGCGACGCTGAAGATCTTGGCACCACTGGTGACAACTTCAACGAAATGGCTTTCTCGATCGAGAAAGTTACCGTTACCGCCAAGT